CATACCTGCTGAAGTTTCAGTTTCGTTTGTAATCGCAGAGTAGAGAGAGGGAACATGGAAACCAATTTACCAATCGCTCAAGCATTGAGTGAGATTATGAAAGCAGTTGGAGGCATCGCAAAGAAAGACCGCAATCAAGCCCAAGGATTTAATTTCCGTGGAATTGATTCAGTCGTTAATGCTGTCTCACCCGCACTTCAAAAGTTCGGTGTAGTTGTTGTGCCTTCAGTTGAAGAGTACGACTATCAAACAGTTGAAATTGGAAAGAATCGAACCGCGATGGGTCATGTCAGAGTTAAAGTGACTTACACATTTATCGGAGCAAACGGTGACGCAATTAAAGCAACAGTAGTTGGCGAGGCAATGGACTCAGGTGATAAGGCAACAGCCAAAGCCATGTCAGTTGCTTTCCGTACCGCCTTGCTTCAATCGCTATCACTTCCAACCGATGAGGTAGACCCTGACGCAACATCCTATGAACGCTCAAGCGGTACAGATGTTTTAGCGCCTTCAGCAATTATCATCAAGATTCATGAAGCAACCACGATTGAATCTTTATCTGAAATCGGTCAGTACATAACTACGAACAAGGACTCTTACCCAGTTGGGCTTCTTGACCAATTCCGTGCCAAGTTCAAAGAGCAACAAACCAAATTGAACCCACCAAAATTGGAAGAGGAATCCGAAGATGTCATCACTACTGAACCAGCCCGAGTTACCGTATAGCGGAACTTCAGGTCACAGCGGGACAGATACTTCAAAAGCGCGAGCGCTTAACGCAGATAGGTCAGGTAAGACCGCTTTGCGTCAGGCGCAAGCCTTAAACCTTTTATCTCAACGAAAATTGTTGGGTATGACTTGGAAAGAATTATCTGAGATAACTGGACTTCACCACGGCACCGCTTCAGGTGTATTGTCTGTCCTCCATAAAACAGGACGAATTGCGAGACTTAAAGAGAGTCGCAACGGTTGTAAAGTTTATGTGGACATTTCATGTATTCAAGGCAGATTAGTTGAAAGACAGGGACGGAAGAAAAACTGTCCTCATTGCGGAGGTAATTTGTGAGTATTAGGTGGATAACAAAAGTTTGGGCGGACTCGCCTTATGATGGCACCCGTCTACTTATCCACCTAGCGCTCGCAGATATTTCTCATGATGATGGTCGTTTCTTCGCATCACAATCAAATCTCTCAACTAAGGGTAGATGCTCGGTTGAGTATGTCCGAAAGGTCATCAACGAGATGATTGCCGATGGACACCTGAAGATTATTACTAAGGGGAACTCCCGAGGTAACGCAACTGTCTATCAGTTGATATGGAAGAAACTCCCCAACTCTCTTGGGGAGGAACAAAGTTTAGGAGATATAGAACTCCCCAACTCAGATACCCCCAACTCCCCAACTTTGGAGGTTCAACTCCCCAACGCCACTCCGTACCATCCGTCCTATACATCCGTCCTATCTACAACGAAGAGTGACGAAACTGCTATCGCAGTTATCGCACTCTCGGAGGCAGTTGCTAGAAAATGGTGGGAGAAGCAAAGAGTTAAACCTTTAGGTAAAAGTGCGTGGCACTCCCTCTTAGCAATCTGTCAAGCGGCGGAGAAGCGAGGCTATACAGGTGAACAAATTGAACAGGCTTTAGATTACATCGGGACAGTTCCCTCAATGCGTCAAATGGATTTAGTTCTTCGTGGAGTGGGGGTTAAAACAAAACATGAACAATCAGCAATTAGAGCAATCGACTTGGCAGAAAAGTTCCGCAATGAGTCTGTCTGATTTAGCAATCCTACTAGGATTCATCGGTATCTACGACTTAAGAATTCAAGTCGATGAGTTAAAGGTTAGGGCTTGGGCTGAGTCTTTAGATTCAGACCTATCCTTGGAAGAAGCAAAGAAAATTGTTTCTTGGCATTATTCAAACTTTGACACGGCTATAAATCCTTCGCACCTAAATCGAGAATGGCGCCGTAGAATGGCGGACGCAAGAGAGCGGGAGCGTGGTCGTCTTTTATCATTACAGTTTGAGGAGAATGAAAAGAATAAAGCCACACCTGAATTTGTAGCACAGATTAAAAAAGAATTGTTAGAGAAATTGAACAGAGGTAAAGATGCTCCGTTGGAAGAAGATAATGGAACGGTGGCACCTAACCTATGAAGATATTTCGGTTTGTAGGTTGGTACAACAGATGGCGATTCAAACGAACTCAGAGGTATGCCTTGCTTGCTTGGACGCCCTCGCGGATGAAAGACTCCAATGGCAAAACCTAAACCTAAGCGAGTATCTGAAGAAACCCGATTTACAGTCCTAGCCCGTGCTTTCTATAAATGCGAAAGATGTAATCGAGACTTCCTAGGTTTTCCCGTATCAGTTCACCATCGGCGACCCCGAATGATGGGCGGGTCAAAAAATGACATGCTTCATGAAACAGCGAATTTAATTGTTCTTTGCGGTACGGGAACTAGCGGATGCCATGGATGGGTCGAATCCAATAGAGCCAAAGCCCGAGAACTTGGATACCTAATTCAAAAGATTGAGTCGGCTCAAGAGATTCCTTTTCAAGACCAAAATGGTTCTTGGTGGCAGTTAGACAATCTAGGGCAAAAAACCCAACTGGACATGAAATGGAGTAACCCTCATGCTTGAGCCATGGAATGTTTTTGTCAGGCAGATGAAGCAGAGCAGACGATTTACCGTCTTGAGTTCAATCAGCGTCCTTGGCTCACAAATGCCGAACGCGCTGGTAACAGATGGGAACAAGCGAAACAAACGAAAGCATGGCGAGCGGGTTTTCAACTCTTGGCTAAATATGAGAAGATACCTCCTATGGCGTGGATTACCGTTACGGTGGAACCACATCAGAAGGGTGGTCGCCCACAGGATGTAGGGGCGTGTAATCCCTCAGTTAAGGCGGCGATTGACGGACTTGTAGACGCGGGAATCCTTCCCGATGATTCTTCAAAGTTTGTTAAGTCGATAACTTATCTGCCAGCAAAGACGGACAAAAATTCATTAGTGATTTACATACGAGGAGTAAAGAAAGGGAGGACATATTGAACTGGGATTTATTGTGGACAGTAGTTGGATTAGCAATCGCTAGTTTTTTCATACTGCCTTTTTATATCGCAATGCTAATCGCATATAAAAAATCTGTTCTAAAAATAGAACTAGAGTTTGTCGCAACGGCAAACCAAATTGAAAAGAAAGTAAAGTTTGATGATGCTGTCGAACGCCTGTTCGAAGAAGGAGAAGCGGTATGAATACAGTTATGGACGCAACAGAGTTAGACGGCAAGGGACTTGATGAGGTCAAACTTCTTACCGATGCTATCCGTACTCACCAAGTACAGATTCAAGATTTAGGTAAACGCCGTAAACAGTTGATTCTTCGATTGCGTAAACAGCGCATTACCTATCGAGAAATTGCTGAAGCCATGGGAGTATCTGAGCAGTTGATTTACAAAATCATTCGCAATGATATTTCTCGCACCCCTGAGTACGATGCTCAAGGCAACTTAGTTCGCAGACGAGGACGACCAGCGAAACAACTTGCCTAATGAAGTTCATAGAACTATTCGCAGGAATTGGCGCGTTTAGACTCGGACTCGAAAAAACTGGTCATGAGTGTGTATGGGCTAATGAATGGCTAGAGAGACCGAGGAGTATTTATGCCCGAAATTTCGGAGAACAACCTGACGGACGAGATATTAGAAATGTTTCCGCTGGAGACATTCCTGATGCCGACCTCCTTGTTGGGGGATTCCCTTGCGCGACTTTTTCAGTTGCGGGAAAGCGAACTGGATTCTCCTTGGATGACACCCGAGGGACACTCGCTTTTGAAATGTTTAGACTCGCTCACGAAAAATCAATACCTTATCTTCTCTTTGAGAATGTCAAAGGACTCCTCAACCACGATGAAGGTAGAACCTTTGAAGTCATCCTCGAAGTCTTGGATGGCTTGGGGTATGACTGTCAATGGGAATTGCTTGACAGCCAAAATTTCGGAGTCCCACAGCACCGAGAAAGGATTTTCCTTATCGGACATCTTAGAGGAAAGCCCCGACCAAAAGTATTTCCTATCGGAATCACAGGTGGAGGCGATGATGAAACGAACACGCAAGAACGAAAAAGAAGGCAGGGGTTTTTCTCCAACATTTCTCCAACGCTCGATGCCCACTACTACAAAGGAGGGAACTCTCGACAATATGTAGTTGAGACTGAATCAAGAAGAGATAAAGAAATGCGGGTTTACGATGAAGGAATTGTTCCAACACTCACAGCCCAAATGGGAACTGGTGGAGGAAATGTTCCTTATGTAAGACCAGTTCTTGATTTATCAAGAGTAAACAAATCTCCAAACGGGCGACTCATCAAAGATGACGGAGACCCGATGTACACAATAACAGCGCAAGACCGACACGGAGTTCAAGTAGGGGACGCGGACGGTTTTGCTTTAAGAAAATTAACACCCTTAGAGTGCGAAAGACTTCAAGGTTTACCTGACGGATGGACGGAGTTTTATCATGACGGACGAAGAGTTTCAGATTCCGAAAGATACGAGAGATGCGGACGGACAATCACAATTCCTGTTGTGGAAGCGATTGGTCGAAGGCTTCATGAGTTCTACTGAGCCTTTCTCTTTTGACACCATAGATGACTTTGATGACCACATCGCGCAATCAATACCGAACTATCACACGCTGAGTGAGGCTATTTGTAACCTGAGTACATACTTCATGATGGAAGATACCCAAGTGATTGACCTTGGTTGCTCAACTGGAAAACTATTAGAGCGACTACCTCACCTTGGAAAGAAAATTGGAATTGATATAGCCGATAACCTTTTGCCCCAGTCTCACGGCGAGACCCTTTATGTTCGCAAAGATTTACGAGCCTTAAACAATTTAGGCAAGTCGAGTTTGATTCTTTCTATCTTCACTCTCCAGTTCATTCCGTATGAAGATAGACCACACATCCTAAGCACCATCTATGAATCTCTAGTTGAGGGTGGGGCTTTTATATGGGCTGAGAAAGTCCGAGAGGAATCAGGTGAACTCGAGCAAGTTCTCCATGGCGCCCATTATGATTTTAAGCGTAAAGCCTTTACCGCTGAACAGATATTAAATAAAGAACGCGACCTGAGACCAATCATGAAAGTAAACAGTTCAACACGAAATCAGATATTGGCAGAGAACGCAGGATTCACAGTTGGAACTATGTTTTGGAAGTTCTTCAATTTTGAAGCATGGGTCTACATTAAATGAAAGCAAAGATAAAGGTTGGACAAGTTGCTTCAGTTGCGCTTAACACGCTTGAGAGTTACCCCACGAATCCACGCAGGGGCGATATTGAGGCGATTGCCCAATCACTCAAAGCCCATGGGCAATATCGTCCGATTGTTGTTCAGTACGGAACGAATTTCATTTTGGCTGGTAACCATACTTACAAAGCGGCGAAGAAACTTGGCTGGAAGAAAATCAAGATAACTTATGTCGATGTAGATGAAGAGTCCGCTCGAAAGATTGTCTTGGCTGATAATCGCCTGACTGACCTTGCTACCTATAACGAACCGTTACTTAAAAGCCTATTGACCGCGCTACCTGAACTCGAGGGAACAGGCTTCACTCAATCTGAGGTTGATACTTTAGATAGGCTGATGAATGGTCAAGATAAAGACCCTGTGAGCGGTTCTAAGCCTTTACCTAGTGACCCTGAAGTAAAGATTAGCGCTTGGAAGTTTACAGTCGAACTCGAGGCATATAAGGCTTGGAAAGAACAAATATACGCTGAGGCTCCGACAAAACAGAAAGCAATTAGAGAAATCAAAACCCGATTGGGATTACCTGAGCGAAAGCCTGTTGAGCCTGAGCCAAACGGCGAGCGCTCTGAAGTTACCGCTGAGGATATAGAGACAGTTGGAATCAACGAGGTCAAGATTCATCCACTTAATCCAAGAGAGGGTGACATTGGCTCAATCATTGAGTCCCTTACTCACATGGGTCAATATCGACCTATCGTAGTTAATAAAGCAACCAAACACATTCTCTCAGGGAATCACACCTATCAAGGCGCGGTTCAGTTGGGATGGGAGAAGATTGCCGTTCATTGGGTTGATGTCGATGATGTAGAGGAAATTAAAATCCTTATTGTCGATAACCGCACCTCTGATTTGGCAACATACGACCCACAGGAGTTGAACAAACTTCTTACCAGCACGGGCTTGCGGGGAACAGGCTTTAGTTCGGAAGAAGTGGCAGAGATTCTCTCGGGAGGAAAATCTAAGCCTGGGCATATTCCCGTGGGT